TCGAAGGCGATCACGCTGACGACCAGAGCTACGAGCGTGTCCACCAGGACCCGACCGAGCCGCCGACCGATGAGAAGCGCACCGCCGCAGAGGTCGAAGAGACGAAGAAGAAGAAGTGAACAACATTCCGAGCTGGTGGGAGTTCCTGCTGCTGGGCCTAGCCGCCTGGCGAATCTTTCGCCTGCTCGCGGAAGACGAGATTCTCAACCGACCCCGTCGTTGGGTCCTCAACCTCGATCCCGACTGGAAAGAAGGCGAGGACCCAAACGACGACTACCGCTTTGAGTGGGGCACCTTCCTCACCTGCCCCTACTGTGCAGGCTTCTGGATCTCGCTTGCCTGGTGGGGCGCCTGGCTGATCTGGCCGCACGCCACCGTGCTAGTCGCGGTGCCACTCGCGATCAACGCGGTTGTGATCGCTGGCGCAAAGCTCGATGAGTGAACAACATCTCAACACGTGGTCTGCCACGGCTGAAGTGATCGCTGACGTGCTGCAAAAGATTCCCAACGTGGATAAAGACGAACGCCGCAGGCTTGCGCGTGAAGGTCTGATCGCATTGGATGTGATGTTGGGGGACATGGAGAAGGAATGTCTCCGTCTCGCCGAACTCCTTCGTCACGCGGCACGAGCACTGGAAACCTAGACACATAGCCGATCGTCGCCCTACACTGGCGGCGTGATTCCGCAACACGACAAGGACTCGTTCCTCGACTTCCTGCGGATCGGCAAGTCTCCGCCGGAAGCCGCCTCTCTTGTCAGCGAGGCATACACCGCCTCCATGTTTCGGCGGCTGCTCTCGGAGAAGAGCCGTGAGTACGACCCATTCTTCGCGGCCGAATACCTGCGCGCCCGAGCCGAAGGCCGAGCGAAGGCGCCGCCCAGGGTAGACGCGGGTAAGCCGCGCACCACCACGCTTTCCGGGCACGTCAAGGCCGACTATCTGACCCCGGAAATGCTGGAGCAGTTCTGCGAATACATCGAGGCGGGCGTGCCGATGAAGGATGCCGCTGAGCTGCTCGATCCAAAGACAACGCTGACGCAGCTGCATCGGCGCGCACAAAAGGACGCCGAGTTTGCTGACCAGTACGGCGAAGCGAAGAAGCTTGGCTACCCGAACTACCAGGAAGGCTTGCGCGCCACGATCCAGCGGATGGCTGACAACGGCGACTATCGCGCCGCCCGCGACCTCGCGATCATCCACCTGCCTGAGTTCCGGGATGCGTTCCTGACCAAGAAGACCGAGATCATGGGTGGCACCAGCAACGAACTCAAGGTGTTGGTGCAGCAGGTCTTCCCTGAGCTGACCGACAACGATCTCGACATGCTGATTGACACCGTTGAGCAACGTCAGCTTGAACCAGGCGAAGAAGATGACGACGCTCGCGCTGCCTGACCCCAACTCCAGCCAAGACAAAGCGCTGTATGAGTCCTTGCTCGCCGAGCGCTCTCGACGCGACTTGCAACGCGAGCGTGAGGAGTTACCGCAGTCGCTCTCGAAGTTCATTGCCGCTGGTTGGCATGTGCTCAACCCGGAAGTGCCATACCACCACAACTGGCATATCGATGCGATCTGCGACAAGTTGCAGGCTGTTTCTGAAGGCGAGATCACCCGTCTGCAGATCTGGGTGCCGCCTGGTTCGATGAAGACCGGCACCGTTTCCGTTTTCTGGCATCCCTGGGAATGGACGACACGGCCGTGGCTGCGCTACTGGTCCGCCTCTTACGAAACGCGACTTGCTGGGCGCATGTCGGCGATGAGCCGCACCTTGATGATGAGTGACTGGTATCAGGAGCGCTGGGGCGACAAGTTCGAATTCATCCGCGAGGGTGAGCACTACTACGGCAACAACCGTGGTGGCACACGTCTCGCGACTGCGCCGCGCTCAACCGGTACCGGCGAGCACGGCCACCGGATCATCGTCGACGATCCGATCAAGGCTGATGCCGCTGATGCAACCAGCCGCTCTTCACTTGACGAAGCAAACAACTGGTGGGACGGCACGCTTACCACGCGCGGTATCGACATTGGCTTCAAGCACGCACGCGTGATCGTGATGCAGCGCCTGCATGAAGATGACCTTGCTGCGCATGTACTCGATCTTGAGGACTGGGAAGTGTTGTGCTTGCCTGAACGCTATGAGGCAGACCACCCCTTTGTCTGGCCCAATGATCCACGCGCGGAAGGGGAACTATTGTGGCCTGATCATCGCGACGAAAAAGCTTCCGACGCGCTGGCACGCTCGCTCGGTAGCCATCGTGCCGCCGGACAGCTACAACAGCGGCCAGCCGCCCGCGAAGGTGAAATCCTCAAGGTCGAGTGGTGGCGCTTCTATGACCCACGCATCCGTGCCACTGAAAGCTGGGCTGTGCTTGGCCGTTTCGATCAGATCGTGATCTCGGTCGATACGCCACTGAAGGACAAGGAAACCTCGGACAACGTGGCGATTCAGTGCTGGGGCGTCAAGGGCGCAGACCGTTATCTGCTTGACCTGGTCTGCGAAAAAATGAACTACGGCAAGGCCAAGCGGACAATTCAGGACATGGCCAATTGGGCGAGTAGAACCTGGAAGGCCACCTATCTCTCGGTGCTGATTGAGAATGCAGGCTACGGCGTCGAACTGATTGTCGATTTGAAGCGGAATATCCCTGGGGTGCAGAAGATCTCCGCCGGGGTAGAGGGCAACAAGGAGACCAGGGCCGAGTCAGCATCGGATGCTTTGGAGTCCGGCAACTACTTCCTGCCCGGTTACGGCCCGCCCTGGCAGCCGTCCTACGACGAACACAAATCGCCCGAGGACGTTGTCAAGTTCGTATCGAACTGCGCTGCATTCCCGCATGCCAAGCACGACGATGACGTCGACGCCTGGAGCCAATTCGGCAACTGGATTCGCAGCCGCCAGATGGCCCCGATCAAGACAAGCGGGATCAATCGGCTCCGTCGCCGCGCTGCATAGCCGATCGAGGCCGTATGGTTCGCTGCCATGGAGAGCAGCCCGGTTCGCAAATCACCCAGACGCGTGTCGATTCGGTGCACTGGATGCGGGGATTCTGACCAGATCAATGACCGCTCTTATCGGCGCAAGATGAGTGAAGGCAAGCCACATCTCTGCCAGATGTGTCGTGCTGTGTCGTCTGTGACGCCGAGTGAAGAGGACTTTGCTTACTGGCAGAAGCGCTTTTCCCCCCAAGAGATTCAAGCACTCGTAGGCGCGATCTTGGAATGATTGCAATTCTCGTGCCGGTGCTTGGCCGCGCACAACAAATCAAACCACTCCTCAGCTCGATCGCCAACGCGACAGAAACGGAACATCGCGTTGTTTTCATCTGCACCCCCGGCGACGAGGCGATCGAAGAGGCAAAAGACAGCGACGCGCTGCTACTCATCACAAGCTGGCAGGCCGGACGTGCCGACTACGCCAAGAAGCTCACCTTGGGCTTTGAACAGACTGATGAGCCGTGGCTCTTTCAAGGCGCAACCGATCTCGTCTTCTATCCAGGCTGGGATACACACGCGATGCGGATCGCGGCACGCGGAAACTGCGGCGTGATCGGTACCAACGATCTCGGCAACCCGCTCGTCAAGCGCGGTCGCCACTCGACCCACAGCCTCATCTCGCGCGAGTACATCAACCATTGGGGCGGCACCGCCGACGGCTCTGGACTGATCTTCTCCGAGGCATACGACCACCAATGGACTGACTCAGAGTTCGTTGAAACGGCCGTTCGCCGCCGCTTGTTCTGCTTCTCGAAGCGCTCTGTCGTTGAGCACCTGCATCCACACTGGGGCAAGGCGGAGATGGACGCCACCTACGACAAAGCACACCGACAGACCACCCAAGACCAACGACTATTCATGCAACGGCGCACAAAAGTGGCCCGCCTGGATCAAGAACGGCTACGTCATGAGCGGCAACGCTAATTTGATCTCGATCATCATTACGACCTACGGGGGGGACCACTGGCGCGAGATCGCAAGCCAGCGTGCTCTTCCCTCGGCGCAGGAACAGAACGCATACGAGATCATCGTTCACCACGAGCAGGACTTGCCGATCGGCCCCGCCCGTAATCGAGCAGCGCAACGCGCGAGTGGAGAGTGGCTGCTGTTCCTCGATGCTGACGACGAGCTAGGTGATGACTACGTGCGGGCGATGACAGATGCAATCTGCTCTATGGAGCGTCCCGAGCCAGCGATTTTGCAGCCCGCTGTCTGTTACTACCGCAAGGGGCGCCCTGGGCCGACCTATCTCATCCCGGAGAAGGATCTCAGTACAGACAACTATCTCGTGGTCGGCACGGTACTGCGCCGCAAACTCTTCACGGAGGTTGGTGGCTTCAACGACTATCCGCACGGTTTCGAGGACTGGTCGCTATGGGCGAAATGCTGGCGAGCAGGAGCCAAGGTGTTCCCCGTACCACAGGCGGTCTACAAGGCTCACATCAATCCACAGTCTGCGCACCGGAAAATGTGGCGCGATCGTAAGTGGCAGGTGGAAACTCACATGCGGATTCAGGCCGAGTTGTTCCCGGAGACGATAAATGCATCTCCATAGCGCCATCATTTCCTTCAATCGGCTTGAACTGCTCAAGCAGTGCTACCACTCCTACAAGGAGACGGTCTCCGTCCCGCACACGCTGGTGATCGTGGACAACGCCTCTGACGAGGAAACGCAGGACTGGCTGTTGGATCAAGTCTCACCTTATGACCACGTGATCCTGCTGGAACAGAACCGCTTCCCCGGTTTTGCCTGCAACCGCGGCTGGGAGACAATGCCAGCCGAGACAACCTTTCTGCACCGCTCCGACAACGATTTCTCGTATTTGCCCGGCTGGTGCGAGGCATTTCTCGTCCGATTCAAAGATGTTCACGTCGGACAGGTCGGTTTGCGAACGAGCAGAGAGGAAATGGGCGCTTTGAGCAACGTCGGCGGCAACAACGTGATCCGTCGCGCGTTGTGGGACCAGGGGCTGCGCTACGACGAGCGGCCATGGGGTGAGCGCTACCCGCCGGGCTGGACAGAAGACTCGCTCTTCTCACCCGCTGTTATCGAGATGGGATATCGCTGGACACGGGTGCAGAAGGCAAGCATCGTCAGCCTCTCGCGCGAAGATCCAGATGACCCGTACTACCAACGCACATGGCAGCTGCGCGGCATTACGCCGCCTGCAAAGGAGTAAATATGGCTGAACCTTCCCCACAACTGCTTGGACGCAAGCCCTCACCGCCGGATTTACGTGATTTTCGCCTCGCTAACTTCCAGGCAATCGGCAGCCTCGTCACCGCGGGCACCCCACAGGCGCTGGCACAGTTTGCGACCGACGAGCTGAAGAAGACGACAATCACCTACAAGCAGTGGGCCTCACGCCAGTACACAGACGTCACGGTGACCCATTGGTGGAGGGCATTCAACGCGCTTTCCCAGATCATCCTCGGGCCGCTACCGCCACCAACGCAGGACAAGGTTTGGGATATCACCGATTTCCAGCTTGATCAGGGCGAAACTGGCCACTGTGTTGGCTTCGGTTGGGCTGGTTGGAGCGACGCAGAGCCGATCGAGAACACCTATGTGGATAGCGACGGACACGCGATCTACTACGAGTGCAAAGTGATCGAAGGTGACCCACAGGGTGAGGACGGGGCGTATCCGCGCGACGGCGCGAAGGCAATGAAGGCCCGCACCCGCCTGACCACCTATGCCGCTGCGAACACGATGGCCGACGTGCTCTCCTGGCTACGTCAGAAGGGGCCGCTGGTTGTTGGCACCGACTGGACGTACGACATGTTCGATCCGGATGCGAACGGATATGTCAAGCCAACCGGACTCAATGCTGGTGGACATTGCTACTTGCTTTACGGGGTTCAGGGTGACACGCTGCTATTCAAGAACTCCTGGGGGAGCGGTTTCGGTCTAAATGGCTCTTTCAAGATGAAAATTGCTGATTGGACGGTCCTTTTCCAGGCGTACGGTGAGGCGTGGGCCTCGGTGGAACTGCCATTGTGAGCAAGCTGTACTTCATCGCCACCAAGCACGCGCAGTACACAGAGACGGATTTTGTGCCAGGCAGCACCGTGATTGACCCGTGGCGCTATATCCCCGATCAGACAGACATCGAGATCAGAAGGATCGGTGAAAACAAGCCCGAACTGATCTCGATCCTCGTCCCCTCACGGGGGCGCCCTGAGTGGCTGACAAGGACGATCGTCAGTGCCTTCAAAACAGCAACCCATGAGCGTCGGATCGAGTTCATCGTCCGTCTCGACGAGGACGACCCTCGTCTCGACGCCTATCCCTCGTTCGTGGGTGTCGAGTACCTAGTAGGGCCACGGGCCTTGCTGTCAGCATGCTGGAACGAATGCGCAGCAAAGGCCCGCGGCCCGATCATGATGCACTGCGGGGACGACCTCACGTTCGACACACCCGGCTGGGACGCACAGGTGCGTCGTGCGTTCGCGGAAACACCGGACAAGATCCTCTTCGCCTATGGCAACGACCTTGGCCCGCATGGAGAAACGTTCGGCACACATGGCTTCCTGCATAGACGTTGGGTCGATGCAGTGGGATACTTTGTGCCACCGCTGTTTTCTTCCGATTGGAACGACGTGTGGCTGAACGAAGTAGCAAAAGAGGTTGGCAGACACAGATTGCTGGACTTTGTCACCGAACATCACCACTACACGTTCGGAAAAGCCGAACGTGATCAAACTCACGCTGAGCGTGAGGAGCGAGGACTGAAGGACGGGGTTGTGGATCTCTACAAGCGCACACGACAGGATCGCGCCAACGACGTGGCCAAGCTGCGGGCGGCAATGGCATGAGCGAAGACCCCCATGACCCGCACGCGCCGATCCAGCGGATCGCCAAATGGATCCTTGAGATGAACCCGCAGGAGCTTCAAATCCTGCGCAGTCTGCTCTCGCAAGGCGGTGGTGACCCGACTGGTGTCGCGGCAGTGCTCCCACCCAACCTGCCGCTCGGGGAAAGCTCTATCGCGCAGCCGATTCCGCCTGATTATTGGGAAACAGCTGAGTAGTGGGCATCCCGCCCTTCTCCGAGCGCCGCAGATCGTGGTCGTCTCCTCCTGTCGATGACATTGGCTACTTCCCGGCCAAGGAGATGCTGAGCTGGGACGAGCAGACGCTCAACGATGTGATCGGGAGAATGGCGGAGGCGCGCTACGGCGGCTGGAGAAACTTCCAGATGCGCTGGCGGATCGTGCTCGGCCTCGACACCACACGGGGCAAGGATGTGCTCGACTACGGCTGCGGTGTCGGCTTAGAGGCGCTCCAGTACGCCAAGCTGGGTAACCGTGTATCGATCGCAGATATTGCACCACATAATGTAGAATTAGCAAGCAAGGTATTACAGGCAAGCGGTTACGAGGCAGAACACCGGTACCTTATCTACGAATTTCCTCCTTTTATTCAGAAAGAAGATCTTGCGTTCGATGTGATCCACTGCTGTGGCGTCCTGCACCACATACCCAACCCGATCCCTGTCGTCACGCAGATGGCGGCATGGCTACGCGCCAAGGGAGAGCTGCGTCTGATGCTCTACTCGGACAAGGCGTGGGAGATCGCGACGGGCACCCCGCCCATCAACATGCCGGTGCAGGACTCCGAGCTGTTCGAGCGCTACTGGACACATTGGGACCCACACGGAGGATACGCCGATTGGTATAACCAAGATCGAATTGAAGAGAGATTTGGAGAGCTATTCCAGGTAAAAACCTGCGAACCGCTCACCGAGCACGGTGAGTACATCGGAGCAGTGCTCGTCAAACGCTAGGAGGAGATGTGGAAGCGACAGGAAGCGTGACATTCGGTGGATATGGGTTCGCTGGCGTGGTTGCGGACATCACCACCGCTGATGGCCACCAGTACCACTTCAAGGGCTACATCGGTGAGATCGGCACACCACAGGTTGGCTATGGCACGAACTTCTCTGGCGACTTCCCTGGCCTCAGCCACATCGATGGTTCCTGCGCGCTGCAGGTCTCGACAGCCTCCGGCGGTCCCGGCTACGCCCAATTGACCTGGTTTGACCTGCACGGCCAGATCGGCACGCTTGTTGGCTACGTGTTCGGTGGCGGTTTTGACATCGGAATCGGTGGCGGCAGCTGGAGCGACGAGGAGTGGCAGCACTTCAACAAGCCCGAGTAAGAAAAGGAGAACAACATGGGCACCACCAAGTCCAAGCAAGACACTCGTCTGGAGAAAGAGATCATCACCGCCGTCTCACGCGGCGCGGACTCGACCCAGTACGTGATGGACGAAATTAGGCGTGGCGAGAAGCGGTTTGCGCGCCGCGTGTTTTATCGCACGCTGGAAGAGGGGAAGATCCTGATGACCGTTGAGCGCAGGTTGATCCTGCCACCTTCGTGATGGAGAACATGGTCCCGAGAGTGATGTCCGAAGTCTCAGGACGCCTTGCCGCAGTAGACGATGTGATTAGAAAGGGATTCTCACTCGACGAGATCAACATGGACGGCCCAGAGCTTGAACGCATCTGCTGCGCAGTTTGGATGATCGGTTATGGGGCTGCGCTCGAAGACATTTCCGAGATGCCGGGCCACGACATTGATCTTGGCCCGCTGATGGAGAAATGGGGGATCGAGTGACCTTGGTTGAGATTCTCGTCATTGTGCTGATCATCCTGGGGATCATCTACATCGCCAAGAGACTATGAAGGTTGGCTTCATCGGCCTCGGTAAGCTGGGACTTCCTGTCGCGCTTGCCGTGGAAGCCGCGGGCCACGAGGTCTGCGGCTGGGACATTTCCGAACAGGTGATGAACACGATCGACAGCCGTGAGCTGCCGTACGTCGAAGCGGACGCCCAGGAGCTGCTTGAAACAACAAAGATCCATTTCAAGCGGCCGCATGTTCTCTCGGAGTGGGCTGATCTGATCTTCGTGGCGGTGCAAACGCCGCATCAGCCTGAGTTCGAGGGCACCACCAGGCTCCCGGACGAACGCGCCGACTTCGACTACGGGCATCTCTGGGATGCGCTCGCGTCGGTCGAAGAAGCCCAGTGCCCGATCGTCGTCATCTCAACGGTGCTGCCCGGAACGATGCAGCGCGAAATCTTCGACGACCCGGACATCGCAATCACGCCTGACCGTCTGCTGTACAACCCGTTCTTCATCGCGATGGGAACCACCATCCCCGACTTCCGCGACCCAGAGTTCGTGCTGGTCGGAACCGACGGCGCCCACCCCGGCATCCTCCGCGACTTTTACGCCACCATCCACGACCGGCCCGTGTTCGTCACCACGATCAGGACGGCTGAGCTGACAAAGGTTGCCTACAACACGTTCATTGGCATGAAGATCGCCTTCGCGAATGCGATGATGGAGCTGTGCGAAAAGACGGGGGCCGATGTTGATGATCTCGTTGATGCCCTTTCTCTGGCCGACCGTCGCCTTCTGTCTCCCGCCTATCTACGCGGTGGTATGGGTGACGGCGGCGGCTGTCATCCGCGAGACAACATCGCGCTCTCTTGGCTTGCCCGTGAGACCAACCTTTCCTTTGATTTGTTTGAGGCCCTTATGGTCTGCCGAGAAAAGCAGACAGAGTGGCTCGCCGATCTGATCCAAGAAGAAGTCAACGCCCACGGCTTGCACAAGGTCGAAATCATGGGCAAGGCATACAAGCCAGAGACCGCTCTTACTGTCGGTTCTCCAGCAACACTTCTTGCAAACATCTTGGAAGAACGTGACATCACGTTCACACACACAGATCACGTTGTAGACGTATAATCTCCTCTGAGGAAAGGAGGTGCAATGGCTAAGAAGGAAGTCTTTGTAAGCGATCGTTCCGGACAGGAAATTCCGTCTGGCACTGGTGCGTCAGTGACAATCAAGTTCTACGACGCGAAGAAGGGTGTGCGTGTTCTTGACGTCACAGACTCAGAGGCTGATGAGCTGGGCGGGCGCCCTGTGAAGCGACGCGGACGCCCACCGAAGGTCATCGCCTGATAGGCTCTTGAGCGGTTGGGCCGGAGAGGTATCGGTTATCTCCTGATAAGAGAGAGGTCGCTGGTTCAAATCCAGCCGTCACCGTCAAGGTGACGTAGCTCAGTGGTAGAGCGCTAAAACACCGATCTTCACACCACGCCCGCCGCCCTTTTGTTCCTTGGGCCGGACGCACCTGGGTTATCTATGGGAGATAAAAGTCCAGGAGCGGATCACATGCCCGGGACCTTTTGAACTTGCTTGGGCCGGAGGCTTCGGGTTATCAGACTCGAAACCTGATCCGTAGCCAAACTCACGCCCAGCAACTAGACTGACGACGCCTCAGGCAAGAGGCGCACAAAGAGAGGGTGGGCCGAAGCGGTTGGGTTATCCGCTAATTGGCGGGGTAGCTCAGAGGTAGAGCATCGGCTTAGAGGGCCGAGGACGCTGGTTCGATTCCAGCCCTTCACGGCCCAAGCGCACACCACGCCCCCCTCTCCCTTGCTACATTCTTCGCGAGTGGGCCGAAGAGGTCGACGGTTATCGGTACAAACCAAGGTTTGCCCTTGGGAGCTGGTTCAAGCCCAGCACGTCTGAGCAGTCAGACGAGACCGTTCCTCATACCACGCCCCTCGCTTCTGGTAGCTTCTCACGCTCGCGGTTGGGTCGGAGGGTCATCGGTTATCTCGTTGATTGGTTCGATTCCAATACCGCCCGTTCCACGGGCGGTGGGCGACAAGGTGTCGCAAGATGGTTCCCACCAGAACCATCTGATGGGTACCTAACGCCGATTCCCACACCACATCCGCCGCGAAATACCTGCAAATCAAACTCTTGATTTTCGGGTGCAGTTCTGTATCATCTTAGATCCACCTGGGCCGAAGGGTCGGTCGGTTATCTACGCCAAGCTGGTGGAGACGCCAGCCACAGGGCACGCCCGTGATGCCCGGGCTACCCGACTCCCACACCATGTCCGGTGGACATAAGTGCGTCTCTTGCCAAGGAGGTATCAGCATGGCCAAGCAGCATTTGCTGTCGCATGGCGGCACCCGCCGGACTCCGCAGTCGGAGCCGATGCGTGACACCCAGGTTGAGAACGAGGCTGGCGGCTACGGCTGGCAGCTCGACAAGTGGGCGCAGCTGCGTCGTTTCCTGGTGCTCGGCACCGAAGGCGGCTCGTACTACGTTGGCGAGCGCGACCTGACGAAGCAGAACATCACGGCGCTCGGCAAGTGCGTCACTGAGGACGGCGTCAAGACTGTCAACGAGATCGTGATGATCTCGGACGAGGGACGCGCGCCGAAGAACGACCAGGCGCTGTACGCGCTGGCGTACGCGATCTCGCACGGCGACAAGGCCACGAAGCGAGCCGCGGCTGAGGCGCTGCCGAAGGTGGCGCGTATCGGCACACACCTGTACTCGTTTGTCGCTTACGCGGAGACGATGCGTGGCTGGGGCCGCACGATGCGCTGGGCTGTCACGAATTGGTATGAGCGAAACCCAGATCAGCTTGCGTACCAGGCGATCAAGTACCGCCAGCGTGATGGTTGGTCGCACCGCGACCTGCTGCGCCTTGCGCATCCGAAGTACTCCGACAACGCGGCTGTTTATGACTGGATCGCGCATGGCGTCACACAGGAGCAGGCACCGCAGCTGCTGGCTGCATTCGAGGCCGCGCAGAGTGCGACGACTCCGGCGCGAACGGCTGAGCTTGTCCGTGAGTACCGGCTGCCGCGTGAGGCGCTCAACACTGAGCATCTCAACTCGACAGAGGTTTGGGGCGCGCTGCTGGAGACGGGCATGCCGATGACGGCGCTGATCCGCAACCTGGCAACGATGACGCGCAACGGCACGCTGGAGGACACGGCGCTGCTGAAGATCGTCCTCGATCAGCTCGCTGACGGCGAGTACATCAGCAAGTCGCGTATCCACCCGATGTCGGTGCTGTTTGCGCTGCGGACATACGCGTCCGGACAGGGCTACCAGTCGCGCGGCAAGGAGTGGGTGCCGAAGCCGAAGATCACCGATGCGCTCGACGCGGCGTTCTACACGTCGTTCGGCAACGTCAAGCCGATCAACAAGAAGCTGCTTCTGGCGGTCGATGTATCCGGCTCGATGATGGGCATGGGTTACGGCATCCAGGGCGCCCCGCTGTCGCCGCGTGAGGCGGGTGTCGCGATGGCGCTGATCACGCTCAACGTTGAGCCGGACGTCGAGGTGATCGGCTTCGATACGGCGGTCTATGGTGCTGGCATCTCGGCTCGCCAGCGGCTCGACGACGCGCTCAATTCGTTCCCGCACACCGGTGGCGGAACGGACTGCTCGCTGCCGATGGAGTACGCGATCAAGAAGAACAAGCAGTTCGAGGGCTTTGTGATCTACACAGACCATCAGACGTGGGCGGGTAACCGTTACCACCCGGCACAGGCGCTGGTGGAGTACCGCGAGAAGAGCGGACTCAACGCGCGCTGCGCAACGGTCGCGATGGTTGCGTACAGCACGAAGGTCGCTGATCCGACCGATCCGGGCATGTTTGACGTGGTTGGTTTCGACACAGCGACGCCGAACTTGATCAGCGACTTCCTCGCTGGCAAGCTCTAGACTGTCCAACGTTAGGGCACTGGCACCTTCCTGGGCCTCCCTTGCTCAAGCCAGTGCCCTAGCGTTTTCTGCGTAATGACCTAGTTCCGCTCTACACTCAGCGCGAAGAATGTTCCTTTGCGCAAAGGAGTGATTAGACGTGGGATGCGGTTGTAAGAAGGGGAAGATCCCCAAGCAGACGCCGAAGCAGCCTCCCGAAGGCAAGCAGTAGGCGTTTAGATGGCTCTGCCGAATCGGCGTCCTGGACGCAATCTTGTCGCGTCTGCCTACCGTGTAGGCGGTCGCGACTCTGATTACACGAAGCGCAACAAGCTGCCCTGGCAGCAACAGGCGCTTGCGGTTTCAAAGCTTGTGCCTGAGCTGGGATTTGCGTCGCGTTTTTATGCGCGAATGCTCAAGCCGTTGCGCATCTTCCCCTCTGTGATTGATTCACAGGAGCAGAAGAAAGAGATAAAAACAGGACTTCCGGTTGATCTACTAAATCGGATCCGTGATCCAGGTGGCGGCAAGTCGCAGCTGCTTTGGAACTACGGACGCCTGATGTTCATCACAGGCGAGGGCCTACTTTTCGGCAGAGACCTAGGGCAAGAACGTGAGCGCTGGTCGTTCGTGTGGAACGGCGAGATTGACGTCGAGACCAACACGGATGGCAGCGTCAAGAAGATCATCCACAAGCTATCCGGGTCAACGACCCGTGAGTACAGCGGCGACGAAGCCGTGCTGTACCGCATGTGGACACCAAGTCCGGAGCGTTCGTACGACGCTGAGTCTCCGATGCAGGCGGCGCTGGAGATCGCAGAAGAGCTGATTCTGCTGACCAAGTCGGTGCGCGCAACCGCAACATCGCGCCTAACCAACGGTCTGCTGTTTCTGCCGACTGAGATCGCCCCGCCGCCTGCTGAGGCTGGTGGCGACGAGGACGTGTACATGGACCCATGGTCTGAGGATTTCCTCGACAACATGGTCAAGGCGATCGAGGAGCCGGACACTCCAGCCGGTCGTGCCCCGCTCGTGTCCTGGGTGATGGGCGAGTACATCGAGAAGATCAAGTACATCCAGATTCATGACACCGCGAACGACTACATGGAGCGCGATCTGCGCAAGGAGGCGATCGATCGCCTCGCCTATGGCATGGATATGCCGCCGGAGGCGCTAAAGGGGCTTGGCAACACGAACCATTGGGCCTCGATGCAGATCCTCGGCGACATGTGGAAGTCTCATGGCGCGCCGGTCGCGGAACAGTTCTGCGACGAACTCGGTGCCGCCTATCTACAGCCTGCGCTGCGTGATGCGGGTTACGAGGACTGGGCTTCTGTTGTGGTCGACTATGACGCCTCGGCGGTTGTGGTCAAGCCTGACCGCTCCGACGACGCCGACGACGCCGCGAAGTATGGCGTTGTTAGCCGTGAGGGTTACCGGCTGATGAAGAACATTCCCGAGGATTGGGCGCCCGACGACGAGGACGAGAAGTGGTGGTTGGAAATCCAGGGCCGCAACCGTCAGCAGCCTAGGCCGCAGCAGCAGCCCTCCATCAATGGACGTGACCCGGCTCTTGATGGACCAGCTACGCCTGGTCCGGAGGGAGACTCGGGTCGTCAGACCCGTGTCGTCACCTCATCGGCGGAATCTTACGAAGCGATGGGTGCGGCGATGATGGCGCTGGCCCGCTGTCGAGAGCTTGCCGGGATCAGGCTGTACCAAAAGCATCGCAGCTGTCCTGACTGCTTCGACCGAGCTAACGGACAGCCGCATGCGCTGGTCGCATCGATCGTTGGCCCCGGTGTTGTCGAGAAGCTCGGCTGGGAGCCGTTGCGTCTCGTCCGGGGTGGGACGGACACTTTCAAGGACATGCTCGTCTACTGGGACTTCACACCAAAGCAGGCAGACGCGATCTGCGAGATGATCGAGTCGTTTGCGGCACGCACGCTCTACGACGAGCGGCTGCCGCAGCTACCGGTCGGATTCGCGACCCATCTTGAACGATCCAAGGACGCGAACGGGAGCCATTGATGCCCTGGCGTGTCCATAGACGCGGAAGCAAGTATTGCGTGGTCAAGGTTGGCGAACGGTCACCGGTTCCTGGTGGTTGTCATGCCACCAAGGAACAGGCCCGCGCTCATCAGAAGGCGCTATATGCGAGCGAGGCCGCATCTGTTGAGGAGGAAAGCATGGCGACTATCAGAACAAGCAACAACGCATTTACGACAACTTCGGACAACACGGTCACCATCACTTTCACTGATAGCGGCACGACAGCTGCTGTTGAGACCGAGGATGAGGCGGCTGTCGAGGAAACACAGTGGGAGGGTGTGCTCGCGGTCGAGGGCATCACAACAAGCGACAACCGCTACCTGATGCCTGGCAAGATCGGTCACCGTGATTTGCCACTGACGCTAATGGCGCAGACCGTCACCGCGGATGGGCATGAGGGTGCGTGGGTGGCAGGCAAGATCACCAACATCTGGCATGAGGATCGCCCTGATCTCGGAGATGGGGCAGTCGCGATCATGGGCAGCGGCGTCTTCGCGAGCAACGAGGACGGTCAGCGCGCCCACGATCTGCTGGGAGAGGAAGTCCTGCGCGGTGTCTCGATCGACTTCGCGGCCAGCGCAACGCATCTGCTTGATCCCGAGACGCTCGACGCTGTTGACGAGGGCGAGATGGATCTGATGGATCTACTCGCGGGCAACTTCGTCCGTGGCTACGAGGGCGACATCATGGGCGCAACGCTGTGCCCGTTCCAGGCGTTCGAGGACGCGACGATGCAGATCATCGAGACGCCGGAGAAGGTTGTTGTCGCCTCGGCGTTCCCGATCCGCAAGGTGCTGACCGCATCCGCGGCAGGTATTGCACCCCTGAAGCCGCCGAAGGACTGGTTCTACACCGAAGAGACCAACGGCCCCTGCCCGCTGACGGTCACCACAGACGGCCGCGTCTATGGCCACCTGGCGCTGTGGAACCAGTGCCACCGTGCCGTGGGCGCTACCTGCGAAATGGCCCCGCGTTCAAAGTCGGGCTACGCCTACTTCCACACTGGCGCGCTAACCACCAACGAGGGCGAGAAGGTCAATGTCGGTCGCATCACCGTCGGTGCAGAAGGTCACGCCAGCGTGAACCCATACCTCGGTACGCAGGGCGCGATCGAGCATTACGACAAGACCGGCACGGTCGGTGCCTTTGTCCGCGCCAAGGATGGGCAGTACGGCATTTGGCTTTCCGGCGCAGTGCGTTCTGACTGCCCTGCCGAAAGCGTGCGTGACATGGAAGCCAATCCACCTTCCGGGGACTGGCGCGAGGAAAAGGGGCGCTTGGAGCTTTGCGCCGCGCTATCCGTCCCCGTCGCTGGGTTCCCGGTTCCCCGTTACGAGGCCGCGCTTGTCGCGTCCGGTGTGGACGAGCGTGTGGTTGCCCTGGTTGCTTCCGGCTACTCGGAGCCAGGTGATCTCTCTCGCGCAGATCAGCGCAGGTTCGAACGGCTCAAGATGGAGGCGCGCCGCACGTTGCGTTGCAGCTGACCTTGAAGAAAGAAATCTGGCTCCCGAAGTCCGAGACACGCGTCCTCGTTGATGAGAAGGGCAACGTGCGCGTCTGGGACGAGATGATGATGGAGCTGAAGCCCATCAAGGGCAGCGGGCAGACAGGTTTCGGAGTGAAGAAGTAAAGGTTCGGGCGGGGCATGGTACGCAGGGAGATCCTGCGGCGCCGGGGATAGGGTCATGAAACACCCCGCCCGATGAAAATCGTTTATCGCGTTCAGCATCTCGCCGGACGCGACGACGCGTTGACCCGCATCCTGCCGCTGCTTCCCGCAGACACAGAGGTCATCGTCGACGATCCTGGTGAGGACAGGCGACGGCCGATGCGTGGCTACCTCAAGTGTCTGGAGAATCCGCCCGCTGACGCAACCCACGTCTGTGTGATCCAGGACGACGCTCTACCATGCAAGGAGGTAGACCGGTGTGTCAGGGAGGCCGTCGGCGAGAAGCCCGAAGACGTGATCTCACTTTTCGTCGGCGGCCTCCCTGGCCGTACCCGTAAAGAGTTTTGGGGCGCCCTCGCGAACGGCGAGAAATGGTCGCCAATTTACTTTCGTGAGATTCACCACGTTGTTGCGCTCGTCTGGCCAACACCGCTGATCGAGAACTTCCTTGCCTGGTACGCAACGGCAAAGATCCCAATCCCCGTGCCGCACGATTCCGACGACGCGGTAGTCGGTTATTGGGCGCGCACACAGCGACGCCTGTTCTGGGCGACAGTGCCTTGCCTCGTCGAGCACCCCGACGATCTTCCTTCCACTGTTCATGTTGATTCGCGGCGTGGAGACAAGGGCCGCCGGGCAATTGCCTTTATCGATGACGTCGTGTAAGGTCAGTACGTGCCGTTGAATACGCGCCGCCACCAGCAGCAACGCTAGCTCCCTCCTCGGGTAGCTCAACTGGTAGAGCGGCGCCCTGTTACGGCGTGAGTTCGGGGTTCGAATCCTCGCCCGAGGGCTTCCACTTCCCAGGCTCGTCTAGCTGGTAGGACGCCGCGCTCTGGACGCGGAAGGTGGGGTTCGAATCCTCGGCCTGGGGCTACTTGGTGAGAGGGCTGCCGTTGGTGGCAGTTTCCGGCTGTGACCCGGAACGCCGCGGGTTCGATTCCCGTCTCTCACCCTGATATGTTCTTGGCATACCCGGCGGGATGCCGGACGAGAAGGAGGCGGGATGCCTAAAGAAGTGATTTCCTCAGAGTCTCTGCCCAACGACGATCAAGCGATCGTTGTTCAGGTGACATGGGCGACAGGTAGGGACGTTCAACTTTCCACCGTCCTCGTGAATTCCGCAACGAGGGAAACGGTCACCATGTCCGTCGATGACGGGGAAGATGGCTGGGAGTTTGATGGTGGTTGGTATGCCACCATCAATCGTCGCCAGATCAACGAGTTGATCCGGGCGTTGCGTCGTGCGCGTGATCAGGCGTTCGGTCGCGACGAGTAAGCTGTAGTGCTTGCGGGGGGCGTTGCAAGCAAAAGGCCCGGACTCTTGTCCGGGCCTTTTTCATGGGTTGCGCGGGTAGTGCTCATTGATCCAGGCGAGTCCGCGCACCTGGATGATGAACGCGACCTCGTTTGATCCCAGGCGTTCTCGCAGCGCGGCGCGCTTCTTGAAGCGCAGTACCGGGTCACGGACACCATCGACAAGCCGGTGGCATGCCTCGCAAAGCGGCACGATGTTCGCGTTCGCGTTGCGGATGCTGCGCAGGTGCGCACCCCGTTCTGAGAGGAACCACGAGAGCGGGATCAGGTGATGACGTGTCATGTCTGACCTGGAGGCACAGATGCGGCAAACCCGCTCCTGCACTACCTTTTCGCGTCCTGACATGCGATTGTCGGCCAGCGAAGGACTGACCCCATACACACGCTGGTGGGGGTGAGAGGGGCTGACCTTGTGAAATTCGTCGTTGATCAGGCTCATCGCAGTACCTTCCGTACCGCCTTTTCAGGCAGCCAGTAGAGGCGATCCGACGGCGACTCGACGGCAGCATGCAGCTGCGCCGCAAGCGTCAGATCGCGATCGAGCACCGCAGCCTCGTACAGCGCGAGGCCGTAGCGGCGTCGAACCTTGAGTGGGACTTCCGAGAGCCGAATGGCCATCGACCGCCCCGCTGAAGTGCGAGGCGTCGTCATGACCAGCTCGCTTTCGCTTAGAGGGGTCCCGTACCTGCGGTTGTGTTGATGCGCGGGCAGGCGTATTTGCAGGCATCCATCACGGCATGCCTTCTCAAGAGTGATTCCTGCCAGCGACTCACAACATGACCTTACACAATCGATTCTCTGGATTCCAGTAATGACCATGCATTTGAGACACTTGCCATATGCAGTCCTCGCGCTTCTGGGAGAAGGTGGCTATAGGGCTAGGGGATGAATGTTGGCCATGGCTTGCCTCTACAGATCAGGCGGGATACGGCAGGTTTGGTTCGCGCGATCGAGCGCACAGAGTGGCCTTGTTGTTGACCGGCGTGGAGGTAAATGACTTGCACGTGCATCACCTCTGCGCAAACAAGCTGTGTTGCAACCCCAGACACCTCATCGCTCTCTCCCCAGCCGGGCATAAACGACTTCACGCATCGTCGTTCGACAGGTGTCCACACGGCCACATGTGGACGCATGACAACACACGCTGGAAGTATCGAAAACCAACCAGGTCTACGAGCACAGGATGGTCGCGAGAATGCCGTACTTGTCACCGATTGAGGCAGAAATCGCGCGTGACGACAGCACAAATTTGATTTCCGTCCGCAACGCCATCTACTCTCCGTGCATCGGATTGGCGCGGGGCGCCCACCGGTAGCCGGGTCCAGGGGACTCCAGGCGTGAGTTCACACGTCAACAAGGAGTCAAAATGGATCCGCTTTTCCCGGAACTCCCCGAGGATCTCACCGAGCTTTCGGATGAGGACCTCCAGTCTCTTCTGGAGGACCATGAGGTCTCGCTGTCAAAGATTGAGGCCGATGACCCGAAGTACATCGGCGACATGTCGGCCGAAGAGGTTCTTGCTCAGCTCGAACTTGGTGTTGAGCAGATCAAGCAGATCACGGAGCTGCAGAAGGCCCGTGTAGAGGCTGAGGCTGCGTATCAGCAGGCGAAGCTCGACAAGATTCAGCAGGTTCGCCCGCCGGTCGCCGAGAGTGGCGACAGTGGTGATGAGGATGACGGCGGCGACGAGGGCGATGCCGGTGGCGAAGAGGCCGAGGTTGTGGCCGAGGCCGAGGCAGAGACCGTTGAAGAGGTCGAAGAGGTTGAAGAGAAGGAAGCAGTGCTCGTCGCTTCTGCTGACGAGACGCCTGAGGTAAAGCCCGCTCCGGCTCAGCCGCAGCGCCCGGCTGCTCCGCAGGTTGTTTATCGCCGCCCGATCCCGCAGCCGGACGCGGATCGCACGGTCAACGACGAGGGCGCCTCACGGCCAGTGCTTGTCGCTGCCTCGGGCGTCGAGGGAACACGCGCAGGCGTGCATCTCGACTCGTACACCCTGGCGAAGTCGATGATCGACTACGTCGCCCGGCGTTCTCCGCCGACCAAGCATCAGCACGGCGTCGAAGAGAAGCTGCTGATGGCGTCGGCGCAGTACCAGTTCCCGGATGAGCGGCGTCTGCTGGACGGCGATCACGCGAACAACGTCAAGAAGATTCGCGCAATCGGGAACCCGTACCTCGGCGTTGAGGGTCAGAAGGCACTGGTTGCTTCCGGTGGTCTCTGCGCCCCGCTGACGCCGCTGTATGACATCCCGGACCTGGCGGTCACCGACCGCCCCGTGCGGGATGCGCTTCCTTCCTTCCAGGCCGAGCGTGGCGGCATCTCGGTGCCGTCGGTTTCGACGATTGGTGACATTTCGTCCGCGATCACGGTGATCGAGGAGTCTGGCGACGCGGCTGGCGGCACCTTCGCCACCAAGTCTTGTCAGGACCTTTCTTGCCCGACGTGGACAGATGTGGCAATCGGAATCATCTCGCATTGCCGCGAGTATGGAAACCTGAATGCTCGCGCGTGGCCCGAGGGCATCGCGCATGAGAACAACCTCACGATGGCTGCTCATGCACGGACGGCCGAGGCACGGCTGCTCGACCGGATCAAGTCCCTCTCGATCAATGTCACTGGTGGCGCGGCAACGCTTTCTGCGTGGTCGCACTTCGTGTACGCGGTGACGCGGACGCGAGCTTCGATGCGGTATGTGCTCCGGCTTGACCGGAACTTCCGCTTGCGGATGCTCGCTCCGGAGTGGCTGCCTGACCTCCTGGTCACCGATCAGGTGTCGGCGCAGTTTGACCGGTTCATGGCAATGGAGGAGGCAACCGCCAACCTCCGTTCCTACGGCATCGAGCCGACTTGGTACAAGGACACGCCGAGCACGGGTACGACTCAGGGCTTCTCCGCTGAGACCGCGTCCGCGATCGACGACTTCCCGGACGTTGCGCAGGTGGCGCTCTTCCCGGAGGGAACGTTCCTGCACCTCGACGGTGGTGTGCTGGAGCTGGGCATCGTCCGCGACTCGACACTCAACTCGACGAACGACTACCAGGTCTTCGGCGAGACGTTCGAGAACGTGGCACGGATCGGGCCGACCCAGGCAGCGCGCTGGGCCACCGTCACGATCTGCCCGGCGGGCACGTTCCCGGCGGCAGGCACGGCGATCTCCTGCTAATCGCTCGATGATCGACGTGCAGATGGCAGATGGCTACGGGGAGGCGGGCAACCGCCTCCCCGTGCACGCCTCTAGGAGGGCTACGTGAGCAACCTGACGTTTGGCCCGCCCGTCGTTCTCGACGACGGTCATCTGCCGGTCGCTCCGCCGTTCTCATTGCTGAACACGCCGGGAGTTGTCAAGCCGCCCGGTGATCCGCACTGGTTGAGCGGGGCGGCCGTCTACCCATATCCCACAGATCTCCCTGGTGAATGGGATCCATGCTCAGCGGGCACGTTCCGCACGAAGGATGAGGGATCGGGCGTGGAAAGCCCGAGCTTTGCGAGCTTTGTCTCTTACCTGCCGATCACATGCTCTGCGATGTCGATCGGTGATCCGGATGAGTTCGCAAACCGGGCTGAAATCGCTCTCAACGCGGTGCAGTCGTTCAGTGTTGAGAGACAGCTCTCTCAGGGCACAGGAGTTGGCACCAATCCGTTTCTTGCGGATGCGGCGCACACACTGAGTGCGGCTGGAGCCACAGCCAAAACACCCGCCGTGGCGCTCGCATACCTGGAAGAGGAGATTGGCGAGACCGGCAAGCAGGGGATGATCCATGCGACACCCCCGGTTGTGTCCCGCTGGTTTGATCAAAACCGCGCGGACACAAGGCCGCTTGTCACGGTCAACGGGACACGAGTGGTCTCAGGCGGCGGCTACAAGGGCGCGACGCCCTCAGGCCGTGCGGCCGCGGCGGCAGGAGAGTCCTGGGTCTATGCCACCGGGCCGGTCGAGGTTCGCCTCGCTCCGGTCGCGGTGCTTGACATCAAGGAAGTTCTTGACCGCTCCAACAACGACGTCACGTTCCGCGCAGAGCGGTATGTGCTCGTGACGTGGGACACGCAGCTCCAGGCTGCCGTTCTCGTGGATTGGGACTCGTGATGGATGTCATCACGCGTAACACGTCGGCGACAGACGCCGAAAGGAGGAAGTAAGCCATGGCTGTGAACTGTGGCGTTAGTTTCGGAATCTGCCGCCTGCGGGTGACGACTGTTGACGCAAGCGGCAATGTGATCGGGACGTCCAACAACTCGTACGTCACTGACTCGGTGACGTCGGTCAGTCTGACCCCGAACATCGAGACGGGAGACACGTTCTCCCAGCGCAACGGGTGCGGTTGCTCGGTCGCTCGCTTCAAGGCGAACGACACGTTCAACTGGTTCGAGTTCGCGTTCCAGAACGCGGCGCTGGAGCCGTCGCTGATGGCTCTGATGCTCGGTACGGCAACCATCGAAGATGGGGCCGACATTGTTGGTCAGGCGTTCTCGGGCGCCCTCGCTTGCGACGAAGATGAGCCAGCGGTTGCGCTTGAGTTCTGGACGAAGCACATCGTCGGCTCAGGGCAGGACGGGACGTACCCGTGGATCCATTGGGTCTTCCCCAAGACGGTGTGGCAGATCGGCGACAACACGTTCGAGGAGGCAATTGCACTGCCGACGCTGAACGGGTTCTCTCGCACGAATCTGAACTGGGGCGACGGTCCTTATGGCGATGGCCCGCCAGACGGACAGGACATCTCGGAGGGTGGTTGGTGGAAGACGGACACTGATCCGCCTACCGCCGCCTGCGCCTCCGCCAACGTCACCCCGTCCAGCTAACCGGGAATCACCGGAAGGAGGTAGTACGCAATGACGGCCAAGACCTATGCGGTGATGAACGGTGCTGCACCGGGCGCTGCCGCAGCCGTGGCTATTACGACAGGCACGGCGATCAAGACCCACATTCAGCTCGCAACCAACACGACGACTCCGGCAATCCGGTTCGTCGAGTGGTGGGCTGAGTTCGATGGCTCCACGGCTGCAACACCGATCAAGGTTGAGCTGATCCGCCACACCGGTGGCGCGCAGACGACCCTGACCGCTTATGCCGCAGCAGACATCGCCAAGGTGAATGACCCGAACGCTCCGACTAGCTCGATTCAGTTGGGCACGGCGCTCTCGGGCTTCTCCAACACGACGACGGAGGTCACTCCGACCGGCGCCGTCTCGCTGGAGACGCACTTCGTTCCGCCCACCTCAGGCATCTATGTCCAGTTCCCCCTGGGCCGTGAGCCTGAGGTGCAGGTGTCCGCGTTCGCCCGTCTCCGCACCACGGCGGGCGCCGCGGTCAACGCCTACGCGGGGCTTATGTGGGAAGAGTAGGCTGACAAGGTCTGCTCTAGGAAAGGGGGAGACGGGAAACCGTCTCCCCCTTTCTATGACCGCCCTGCGGTCTAGCCTGCAGTGAACGGGGGAACCCGACAGAAGGAGACCTTGTGCGCCGTCTGATCGTCATTCTCACCGTTGCCGCCGCCGTGATTGGCGTTGGTGGCGCTGTTTCTGCTGACACGTTCACCGTCACGCTGGTGTCGCAAACAAACTCGACAATCACACTCGGGTGGGCTGCGCAGCCAGGTTACGGATATCTATTTTCGGCGAACGGCAAGGTTGTGTCCCGCACGAACGATCCGTCGCGGACAACCGTCAAGTTCGCCAAAGGCTCCTCCACCTATGAGGTTGCGGTGATCACGAAGGGCGCGACAGGAACCTATCCGTCGTCGCAGCCACCCCCGTCCGACACAACCGCACCATCGGTGACGATGACAGCACCCGCGAACGGAGCGACGGTCAACGGCACCATCAGCGTGTCGGCTAACGCAACCGACAACGTGGGTGTGGCCAAGGTTGAGTTTTTCCGTGACGGGAACCTGCTTGGCACAGACACGGCGGCCCCGTACTCAGTGCCGTTCGACACAACCTCGGTGGCGAACGGTGCGGCCACGTTCGGCGCGAAAGCCTACGACGCGGCAGGCAACTCGGCTGGCGCGCCACAGGTGGCGGTTACCGTCGCCAATGGCAGCACACCACCGCCCGTTGGAACGCTTCTGTGGAAGCCGCCTGCGCTCACCAATCCAACCACCCTGAACGTCACGAACACGAACCATTCGTTCAGCCTCAACAACAGCCAGGACTACATCGTCAAGCTTCCTTCGACACCGCTTACGGTTTCTGGTGGGCTTGAGTTGATCGGCGGCCGCAACATCACGATCATCGGCGGCGAGATCAGTCGTCCCACCTCGGTCAACGATGTGGCAGCCTCCTACGGGATCGCGCTCTACCGCCAGACCGGCACCGTCCATATCGAGGGCGTCTGGATTCACGGGGTCGGGATCGGGCAGGCAGTTCTGATCGCCCACACCGATCAGACCAGTGCCAACTCGATCATTCAGATCGAGAACAGCCGCCTTGAGTCACTGCACCAGGTGGGCACGATTCATACCGACACGATCCAGTCGTACGGTGGCCCTGCCCAACTGCGGCTGTACCAGGACACGTTCATCTCGAACGGTGTGCTCATCCAAACCCAGCCGTGCGATGTGGGCAACGGTCCCGCTCCGCACAACTGGGACTACCGGCGGCTGAACCTCGTGCATCAGACCGCGGACGCGTACGCGCTGTGGAAGAACTGCACCCCGTGGTCGGAGTTCCACCAGGACATCTGGTTGAAGACCAACCCGAACCATGTGGCGGCATCATCGAACTCGGCGTGGGCCGGGGGGAACTGCTGGCCCTGCTGGAACCCCGGTGGGTCGTGGCCGATCACCGGAGAACAGATCAAGCTCGGGTTGCGTCCCGAGGGCGACTGGGTGCCCGTTGGTGTCGCAGGCACCGGGTATGTGTCGCCCGGCTACCAGCCGTAGATGGCGACATGGACACACGAACAGTCGAACGGGTCAGCTTCGGCTGGCCCGCTCGCGTTCGCGAACAACGTGAAGCTGGGAACGTTGCTGGTGGTGATCCAGGAGAACGACGAAGCCGGTGTGCCGACCACACCAACTGATTCGCGTGGCAACGCGTGGCAGTTGATGGACTCGCATCTCAGTTCACAGCGGATCACATGGTGGTACGCGATCTCGAAAGACACTGGTGCTTGTACCGTCACCTTTGATATTTCCGCGGGTTTCAACGGGGTAAAGGTGACGGAATGGTCGTTTTCACCGGGACCGCTGGTTTTTATTGCAGCCGACACAATCGAACGCAGCGGTACAGGTGGAACAGATGGAATGACGTCACCAGCAATCGCCAACACGACCAATGGCTCGCTTGTACTTGGTGTCCTTGGCACTGAAGAGGGGCTGGCGTCCACGACCGTTGCAGCGGGCACCGGTTTTGTGGTTCGTGAGTCAACAGGCATCGATGGTTCGGCGAACGACAGGTTCGTGTTGGAGTCCGGGACGGCCGACGCCGGGTCGGCGCAGGCGACGTTCACGATGTCCGGCACGTTGCAGACCTCGGTTGTCGGAGCCGCTGTGTTTAGCGCCGGTGTGGACGCTGTTTCGGTTCGCACCTTGACCCGTCATTCACGGATGACATCCTGGTGACATGGCAACCGTAAGCCTGTTGGGCACCCCGACGTTCAACACCACCGCTGGCGACAAAACGGTGACGGCGACCCCTGCGGTCGGTGACCTGATCGTGGTTGTTGCCGCCACCTCGGGGTTGGCTGGCGGCACCACCGCTGTGACGGACAACCAGGCGACCGGCGGCACATATGTTCAGGTCGACAGTGACCGCACCGGGTTCTCCACCACCGGTGTGCTGACCGTGTGGGTTCGCAACGACACGATCCGTTCCGCCACCTCAACCGTGTTCACGGCGGCGCAGTCAGGCTCGTCCGGTGGTGGCCTGGTGGTGCTGAAAGTCACCGGGATGAGCATCGCCGGACTCTCCGCTGTGCGCAGGATCGCGGTCGCCTCCTATAACACGGGGGGCCAGTCAACGGTTGCGGCCGGAACACCCGCCCCGGTGCTCGCCGCGACACCGCTGACAGCGAACCCGATCATCACCGCTGTCGCGAACGGCACCAACTCCACCACCACGGTGGTGCAGCGGGCCGGGTACACGGAAGCGTTCGACAACGGCTACACCGCCCCGGCGACCGGTTTGGAGGTGTCGTTTCGCAGTTCCGGCGAAACGTCCGCGACCATCACGTACGGTGGCGCGACCGCCTCCCAGTTCGCGAGCTTCGCGATCGAACTGGATGCGTCGGTGCCGCAGTACGACTATGTGACGCCAGGCAAGGCCGACAAGGAACGTTTGCTGTACAAGCAGGGTGCTGTCGGCCGCTCATCCGTCTGGTAGCCACGCTATATTCGTTGTTGTGTTCGAGCCGGGCGCCATCCGTGAGGACCGCCAAACCGTCGCGGCAGCGAACGAGGTCAGGTTGCTGTGCCCACACTGCCACGCCGCGATCTATGTGCCGCTCGGCTGGTCGTGTTCCCCGGTGATCCGGCAGCAGAAGATCAGTGCTGCCATCGAGGAACACCGTGTGCTTTGCGAAGCCGCCCCACCTGAGGCGCAACGCGTGTACCGCATCGACTACCCCAGATTGTGAGCGAACGTCTCGTTCACCGTCGCACGAAGGGCCCGGCGTCCACGCCCGCGCAACGTTTGGTGGAGTTGCAGCAGGAGTTGTCGCACACCCAACGGCAACTAGACGACACGCAAACCGCCGCCAACGATCTTGCGGCCAAACTGGCGCGGTTCCACGAGTTGAGCGAAGTGTCGTTCGGTGGCATCCCGGCCGCCCAAATCTGGGCTGATTTCATTCTGTGGGAATCCCTGTTGAACAGCCACAAGTTCCGGGCCGTGTTCGAGCTTGGCACCTGGCAAGGCGGGTTCTCGTGGTGGCTGTGGGCACAAACGAAATGCCGGACAGGCATGAACTTCTACACCTACGACGCCGTTATTCCAGACCGTTGGGTGCCCGAGTTTGAGCGGCGCGACGTTTTCGCCGAGTCCGCGTACATTGGGAAAACGATGCGGTTGAGCGAACCGTGCATCGTGTTGTGTGACAACGGCAACAAGCCACGCGAACTCGAAACGTTCAGCCTGGAGTTGCGCACCACCGACTCGCTGCTGGTTGTTCACGACTGGGGCACCGAAATGCTGCCCGAGAACGTGCCTGGCAACGTGGAGATGGTGTACGAGGAGTTTTGTGTGGGGCTCGGGTCGATCAGCCGTGTGTTCCGACTGAAGGAGAACCATGCCTAGAGGACGCCAGTATTACGACCCGATCGTCCAGGTGCCAGGCAAAACCGACGCGCAAACCGACTACAGCCGCATCGAACTGTTCCCAGCCGGCGCCGAGGCGCTCGGCAGGTTGCCGCAGGATCAGGGCAAATGGATCGGCCGTCTGATCGGCAACGACGGGTCG